CAGAAAAGTGAAGAATGGAATGATAGCCTATCAAAAATGTTAGCTGAATCCCAGAAACTGATCAAACAATTTAAACAAGCTACTGACGTCAAACAAATGAACGTGTTATATGAGAAGTATTTCGGCGTGATGATGCCTATTTCTCAAGCGCAAGAACTTGGACTTTCTGATGAGTTTGGTAATCGTATTTTCAAGGATGAAAACGGCGAGACTAAATATGAAGTGGTTAACCCTTATCTTGGACATAAATTTAATTTTTAACTGAAAGTGAAACATGAGTGAATTGATAACAGCAAGTAAAGTATATGATATCGTCAAACCAGATAGCAAAGTTGTATCTGACCTTAAACTAGACGACAAGGGTATGAAGATTGTGATTGGCGCTCTTAATATGAGCAGCAATCAATCTGAATATCAGAACCAACATTTTGTTACAGCGTCACAACTAACACCGTACAGAATGTTGAAACAATGTATGCTTGAGATTGAATCAAGACATCATTCTTGGTACAACGTTAAAAATAAACACAAGCGTAAACTTGTTGAAATCCAAATTGCTAAAAGAGAACTTGAAGGTACACGCGATCCATTAACTAAGCAATTGATTGAAATTGACATTGAAGATATGGAAAATGATTGCCGTATCTGGGAACGTAAGTTAATGCAAGCTGAAGATGAGATGCTTGGCTTCATTAATCAAGTTAAGCAAATCGCTGGTGATGATGAAGAACTTTTGAATAAAGCCTTCACATACGACCACGAAGAAGAGCGTCAGTACTGGGTTACTCGTATGGCCAAGCAAGCTGCTATGGATATGGTATCTTATGGTCGTATCGGTACTGGTAATATGGACTCTATCGCTATGATGCCAGAAGAAGACCAAATTCTAACTTTGGCAACAACTCTTCAATACAACGAACGTCTAATGGGTGGTTTGAATCAAATCAGCCAAGCTGTTAGCCAAGGTTTGTTAGAAAACAAAGAACACTTACCACAATTCGATGTACCGAAGGTAACTGATAAATTATTAGCAACTGAGTTCTTAAAGAAACATGTTCAGCATACCCCTGAATCCAAAGTTAAACCAGAGTCAATTTAATCAGTTCTTAAGTTTTGCTAAACGTCATAAGCATTTGATTTATGACGTTTACTTTACTTGCAGGATAGCACCTTTTGATCAAGACGCCATGGGGGACGTTTTTATTAACGACCCCCAAGACATGATTGAAAATGCGTTGATTATTCAAAATGAACTTGGTATCAAAGTATCAGCCACGTTTAATAATCTAGAGGTCAGACCAGACCAAACTAATTTAGATTTGTGGGTTGAAAACTTCAAACCTTTATATGATCGCGGGATTCGTTCTTGCACTTTACCACATACTCATTGGGTTCTAACTGGTAAAATACAGAAAGAGTTTCCTGAACTTCATATAAAGAACACTATTCTCCGAAACTTAAATACAGCAGGTCAAGTTGCTAAAGCAGCTGAATCTGGTTTTCATTACATCAATATTGACCGAGCTCTAATGAGAGATACGGATACACTAGAACGTATTCGTCAAGTCAAAGAGAAGTATGGTGTTAAGATTGCTTTGTTGGCAAACGAAGGTTGTTTGGGTAATTGCCCTGTAATGGAAGAACACTTCCAGTTTAACAACACTCGTAAAGATGGACCACAGTATTTTACTGACCCTATTTCTAGAATCTCTTGCCCTAAATGGGACGTGCTAGAACCTGCTTCTTCTCTAAAATCAGCAACCCTTCCACCTTGGAGGGAAGACTGGGAAGAGATGTTTAAGTATGTTGACGTGTTAAAGATGCACGGGCGAGAATCTGTTATTCAAATGTTCTCAACCATGAATATCATTGAAAGATATGCGCGTGGTGAGGAAATATTATTCGACGAGTTTAACGATTATCTGCAAGATAAAAACTTAGAGGGTAAGCCAATTGAAGCGTGGCGTAAGTTTATCAAGAACTGTAAGTTTGATTGTTGGGATTGTAACAAATGCGACAAGTTGTTTGAAGCTAAGAATAAGAACCCTACTTCGGAAAAGGTTATCAAACTTGTAAAGACTTTAGCATTTCACGACAATGAGGTCAAACCTGAGGTTGATGTAGAAGGGCTTTCTTCTAGAAGGCTGCAAAACCTTTTAACTCATATTGGTGATATTTCATCGAAGTATCTAGAAGTTGGTTCTTATCTTGGCGCTTCTGGTGCCGCAGTTCTTAGATCTTCTTCTGTTGAAGAAGCTACCTTTGTCGATCATTGGAAAGATCAAGTACAACCAGCTAATGGCGATACTCTCCCGTCCAATAATAAACAGAAGTTTATCGAGAACATCAGAAAATATAAAGCAGACAGAAACCTAAAGGTATTTGATTGTGATATGCTTTCCGTTGATAAATCTGATCTAAAAGATATTGATTTCTTTTTCTACGATGGCGCTCATGATTTCCAGTCTACTTCTGATGCAATTAGATACTATGCAAGTTCTCTTGCAAATGAATCTATTATTATGATAGACGACGCTAACTGGGAAGGTGTGGTAAGCGGAGCAGAAGACGGTATCCAAAAAGCTGGGCTTGAGGTTCTATTCAAGAAGATATGGCTAAATAATCAAGAATCTAAAGAACAATGGTGGAATGGATTCTTTATCGCAGTTGTAAAAAAGAATAAATAGTAGGATACAACTTAGGACAAAACCATGGCTGTCGCTACAAGAGAACAATTAAAACAATATGCGCTGAGAGCACTAGGTGCTCCAGTCTTAGAGATCAACGTGGACGATGTTCAGTTGGAAGACCGTTTAGACGAAGCGTTAGAATATTGGAATCTATACCACTACGAGGGTGTAGAACAGATGTACTTGAAACATCGTATTCGCGCTTCTACCTTAAACCTTCAGTCCAATAATGGTACAGACTTTGTTGTTGCGGAAGTTATCACAGGTGCAACTTCTGGAGCGCAAGCTAAGGTTATCCTAGAATCTGGTAGCCAACCAGTTAACGGTAGCATCTATGTGCGAAATGTAACTGGTACGTTTGTTGCTGGTGAAACCATCAACGGTTCTTCTGGGCATACTGCGGTTTTAGCAGCATCTAACCCAGTAACTCTTGGCGAGTATGATCTAAAATACATCACAACTCCAGACTATGTTTATGGTGTAACAAAGGTTTTGAATATCGGTCAGGCTTCTTCTTCTAAGAACATCTTCGATTTACAATATCAACTTCGCTTAAATGACCTCTATGACCTAACGTCTACAAGTATTGTGTATTACAAGACTGTTATGTCGCACCTATCAATGCTTGACCTTGAGTTAAACGGTCACCCATTGTATCGTTTCAACCGTATGCAAAACCGTTTATATCTTGATGTAAACTGGGAAACTGATATCATCATTGGCGACTACGTCTTACTACAAGGATACCGTGCCATTAACCCAGCTGACTTCGCTAAAGTATTTGGCGAGCCTTGGTTGAAGCATTATGTTACTGCTTTGTTTAAGAAACAGTGGGCAGTTAATATCAAGAAGTTCTCTGGTTTACAGTTACCAGGTGGTGTAACTCTTGATGGTGATAAACTATATGACGAAGCAATGAAAGAAATTGACGCTCTTGAAGATGAATTAAGAACAAAATCTGCACCGCTTGATTTCTTCTTGGGGTAATTAATGGCAACTAATCCATATTTTACTCAGGGTACTACGAGAGAACAAGACCTAATTGAAGAAATCATTATCGAGTCTCTAAAGATTTACGGTAAAGATTTTCTCTATATCCCTAGAACTCAAGTATCCACGGATCGTATTTTCGGCGAAGACCGTTTAAGTAAATTCGAGCACGCATATCCAATCGAGATGTATTTCGATAACATCGAGAGCTTGGCTGGCCAAGGGGCTTTAATTCAAAAGTTCGGTTTGCTAATGGATCAGTCTGCAACTTTAACAGTTGCTCGTAAACGTTGGAATGACCTTATCGGTATTCACGGTACAACATACTTACCAAACAGACCAAACGAAGGTGATTTGATTTATTACCCTCTAACAAAAGGTTTGTTTGAAATTAAATTCGTTAAACACCAAGAGCCTTTCTATCAACTAGGTCGTTTATACACTTACAAACTTGACGTTGAATTGTATCAATACTCTTCTGAGAAAATTGATACTGGTATCCCAGAGGTTGATTCTTTCGAGACTCTTAAATCATTCGATACTACTATCAACCCTCAAGTTGAGGACGCCACTGGTTTTGCGGATAACCAAACATTCAAAGACAAAGCTGTTTCTGAGAATGCGCTGTTCGACGAGAGTAATCCGTTTGGAGAAGTTTAATGTTAAATAACAGCGTATTTTATCACGGGATTGTTAGAAAATGTATCATCGGCTTTGGTCGATTGTTTTCTAACATCTACATCGACAGAAGAGAAGATGACCCAGTGAATGGTCCAACTGTTCAACGTTTACATGTACCCCTTTCTTATGCACCTAAAGAAAAGTGGTTAGTTCGTTTGGATGAAGATCCAACTCTGGAAAATCACACTCTGACATCTCTACCAAGAATGTCATTTGAAATTATCGCATACACATACGATTCTTTGCGTAAGGTAAACCGCATGCAGTTTATGAAGAATGATGCTGCAGCGGGTAACGGCGATAGTTCTACTTCTTTAGTCAGAACACCAGTTCCGTATAACATTGATATGTCTTTGTATATTGTCACTAAGACTCAAGAAGATGCCCTTCAAATCATTGAGCAGATTCTTCCATGGTTTACGCCAGAATACTCAATGACAATTAATGCCGTAGACGATATGGGTATCAAATTAGATGTACCAGTTGTTCTAAACTCAGTTATTGTGTCTGACGAATTTGAAGGTACATTCCAGCAAAGACGTTTCGTCATTCACACTATTAACTTCCAGATGAAAGTGTCAATGTTTGGACCAGTTTCTCAACAAGGTGTTATCCTATCCGCTGATGCTGGTTTAGGTACTAATACTGCGCCACAAACGCCGATTGAAGCGACATATAGAGCTACTGGCGAATTCGGGGAAAATGGGGAAAAGATAATTACTTCTGATGGGTGGATTAACGAATTCTAAATTATGGCTGAAATTTATAATAGTAATGCGAACTTAAAAGCTGCTGGTATTCAATATCAATTTACTCCTGACCAAGTTCAGGAGTATATCAAGTGCGCACAAGACCCGATCTACTTTATCGAGAACTACTGTTACATCGTTACACTTGACTATGGTTTAAAGCTATTCAAGTTATATGATTGTCAGAAAAAGAAAATTGATGTAATCCACAATAATCGTCGAGTTATTCTTATGGAAGGTCGTCAGCAAGGTAAGACGACTTCATCCGCTGCCTACATTCTTTGGTACACTCTATTCCACGACAATAAAACAGTCGCTATTCTAGCCAACAAAGCTGCAGCTGCCCGTGAAGTTCTTGACCGTTACCAAACGATGTACGAGAACTTACCTAAGTGGATGCAACAAGGTGTTACTGGTTGGAACAAAGGTGACATTGAACTAGAAAACGGTTCAAAGGTATTCACTGCTGCCACTGGTAAGTCTGGTATTCGTGGCAAGTCCGTTAACATGCTATACGTTGACGAAGCTGCGATTATTCCAAACAACGTTGCCGAAGAATTCTTCACTGCGGTTTATCCAACTATTTCCGCTGGTCAAACTACTAAGATTCTACTATCTTCCACTCCACTAGGTTACAACCACTTCTGGAGATTCTGGAATGACGCTGAGAATGACCGCAACGGTTTCGTTCCATTGTTTATCCCTTACTGGGAAATCCCAGGTCGTGATGCAGCTTGGGCTGAAGAACAGAAGCGTATGCTCGGTGAGCTCAAGTTCAACCAAGAGGTTTTATGTAACTTCCTAGGTTCTAGTTTAACCCTAATCCGAGCAGACGTTATCGCTAAGATGACCGTTGACCAACCTATATTAAGCAAGGATGGTTTAGATGTGTTCGAGAGACCACAGAAGAACCACACGTATTGTGGCGTTGTTGACGTGGCAGCTGGTGTTGAGGGTGACTCTTCGACTATTCAGATGATTGATATTACGGAAACTCCATATAGGATCGTCGCAAAGTATAAACGAAATGATATCACCCCTCTACTATTCCCTTCTGTAATTTTCAAAGTTGCAACTGAGTATAACAACGCTTTTATTCTAATTGAAACTAACATATCCGATCAAGTTGCTCAGATTATGCACCAAGAACTAGAATATGAGAACATCCTAATGGTTTCTAGAGCGAACGGAGTTCAAACTATCGGCGGTGGTTTTGGTGGTCAAAAGTCTCAGTTAGGTGTTACCACTGATAAACGTATTAAGAGAATCGGTTGCCACAACTTTAAAGCTATCGTTGAGGAAGATAAACTTCTTATCACAGACCCAGACACTATTTCTGAAATATCTACATTTATTGAAAAGCGTGGTTCTTATGAAGCCGACGAAGGATATCACGACGACTTAGTTATGCCTTTAGTTCTATTTGGGTGGTTGACAACCCAACCATATTTTAAAGAACTAAATAACATTAACATGCGAAAAATTATGTATGAAAAGCAGATGAAAGCTATCGAAGAAGACTTAACACCGTTTGGTTTTTACGATGACGGTAATCCTGAAGCTGATCCTTTGAATTTTTGAGTGAAAACATCTAAAAACTAAATAATTTCGTAGACAGTTTTTGTCTAGGCAATCATTATAAACAAGGAGAACAACAATGCCGTTTCAATTATCTCCAGGCGTTGCAGTCGTAGAAAAAGACTTTACTTCTATCGTTCCTGCCGTAGCCACTTCTATCGGTGCGTTTGCGGGTCAGTTCGACTGGGGTCCAGTTTTGGAACCAATTACAATCACTTCAGAAGATGACTTGGTTCGTCGTTTTGGTACACCAAACAACAATAACTTCCAGTCTTGGTTTACTGCTGCTAACTTCCTATCTTACTCTAATAATCTACTATTAGTTCGTCAGAAGACAACTAATATGAAGAACGCTGTGGTTACACCTTCTGGTGGTCTTTCTGCAGTTACTATTTCTAACCCAGGTTATGGTTATATCTCTACACAAGCTGCACCAACTGTTGAAATTAAAACAGAAGGTTTAATCAAGAGCATCGCTGTTGTTAACGGTGGTACTGGTTACACTCAAGCTCCAACAGTTGAGATTACTGACCCTAACGGTGAAGGTGCAGAAGCTCTAGCAACAATCACTCCAGGTGGCGCAATTGCTGGTATCACAATCACTAAAACTGGTTATGGATATACTAATCCAGTTGTTGTTCTAAACGGTCTTGGTGAAGGCGCAACATTCTCTGTTACTGTCGACGACACTGTACAGGAAGCTGGTGGCGAAACTCCAGTAGCGCATGCTGTTCTATCTGGTGGTGGTATTACTGCTATTAC